TTTGATAACTCATCAACGGTATGGACTATTCAAGAGGAAATTCCTTTTGCTTCGGGAACATTAACTGATGTTGATGTCCGTGTTAATACTGCCATAGATGCTATTACCGGAAGTAAACTTGGTGATGATTTCAAACTTATATTATTTAAAGATTTAGGACATGCAACAGGACTAGGGTACATGTATTTCTTTGATGATAATTGGTGGGTAACTATTAATTCAGAAATTATCAAAGGTCTAGCTGCAACTGCAACCGTAAGACGCTGTAATAACGTTTTTCGTTGGAAAGCGGCAGATGGGGGATTATATTCAATTCCTTGTGCGATAGACTATAAGATAAAGATGAATAGAAATACTGTATCATCAAGTCAAGCATTTCCTTTACCTGCTGGTTATATATCTGTGGTGTGTCAATTTAATGAAACATCAAATAGAATAAGCCAAAATCAAAGATTTTTATTTGGCAATGAAAATAATTGGATTGCTTATAAAGTCTTGGGTGGTGGTTTAAAAAACTATAATAATTTAAAGACATCGGATAATATGTCAAATGGTATTCTTGAGATTGATCTTGAAATAAATTATGTTAATCCTGATACCGATGATTTAGTAAATGGAATTGCTGATGTCAATAATACATTATATAATTATACAATCGAACTTAATAATATAAATGTATCTGGACAAACTTCTGGAACATTCCAGTTAGTAGATACAGTTAAACAAAATGGTGAAATTGTTTCTGCATCTGTTCTATGGACAACTAGTGATGCAACTATAGCAACAGTTGATACAAACGGTTTGGTTACTTTTATAGCCGCTGGATCATGCACAATAACTTGTACTCTAGGAACAAATCCGTCTATCTTTACTGGTAGCAATATAACTGTTTCATCTATTCCTGTTAGTGATTACAATGTTATTATTTCTCCTGAAGATACTTATATATTGGAAGGCGATATTCAAGTTTTTGGATGCTATTTATACTTAAATAGTATTCAACAATCTGATGCTTTTACCTTTACTGTGGCGAATAATAATGTTCCTACTGCTAATTATATATTTACTTCTTTGAGTAATAATACTTTTAGTATTGCTAATAAGGCAATGTATCTATATTCTACGTTGGATATAAGTTGCGTGAGTGGGATATATTCAAAAACACTTAGCATTTCCCTGAAAGGCGGCTGGTAGTTATGACATCTAATATTGGAAATGGTGCTTATAACAACTATGATGGACTTTCGTTATATAGTTACAATACTATTGATTATCTTATAGAAAATAATGAGATGATATGGAAGTTGCTTTACAATACTACACCTTCTGCGTGGAATATTTCTGACCTTACCCATGCTCAAAAAGCAAGTTTAATTTATGCGGGTCAACCGGATTCCAGCCAATATAATGTTTTCATGGCACGAGGAATGCCCGATCCAAGAGCATCTGTTTCTTCAATATTAACAATTAGTCCAAGCAGTATAATTCCCGTAAATAGAACGAGAGGAATTGTAAATATGCTTTTTGAAGTTTATTGCCATTATACTATAACTCACATGAATAATTATATGATCAGAACCGATGTTATTATTGAAGAATTGATAAAAACTTTAAACGGACAGGAATTTGTAAAAGGTCTTGGCCCAATGTTTTTTGATCAAATGGGATCGAAAATTGATAAGGATTCCGATTCTGGCGTAACCCCTTTTCGTGGAAAATGGTTGACGCTATCACAGCACATTGGATAACAATGATTAATATTAGCGATGTATTCGATGAGCCAAGAGAATATAACGGTTTAAAAATTTATCCTGTTACAATAAGAGATTATTATCTATTTAATACATCAATAAGATGTATGCTATTGGACAAGAATAGTATTCCTGATCCTAAAATAATATCCATGACTTATTTGGAATATTTATTTAAATTAGCAAATGAAGATAATCTTTATTTGGCAATGATGGATACTTTATTAAGAATGTGTCTTCATATCCCACAAGAATCAAAAGATATACAATATCTCAATGATTCAAATAAAAAACCTCTTATCAAAATTGGTAAAGTAGAATTAAGGGATGATGATTTTAATAAACTAAAAATAATAATATGTGATCAAAATATGGTTGATCTTCCCGATGAGAATATCTCATTAGAAGCCAGAAAAGCTTTTGATAAAGCTAAAGACTACAGACAAAAAGAATCTGGAAGAAAAATGGCTGGATTGGAAGATCAAATTTGTTGTGTGCTTATTTCAACCAGTTTGACACTGGAAGATATAAGCAAATTAACCATTAGAAAATTTAATAAAATTCTTGAAAGAGTTGATATGAAACTTCATTATCAAATTTATTTGCAAGCCAAAATGGGTGGAATGGTTACATTCAAAGACGAGTCATTTATTAGACACTGGCTTTCTGAAGTGGAACATGTTGATAAATATAGTGAAGCAAAAATTGATATTCAAGACGTGAAAGATAAATTGAAATAGAAAATTAAGGAGGAATATATATGACTGAAAAGAAATTTCTTGTGTCGGTAAAATAATGTGCCGAAATATATAGTAATATATAGGTTAATTATAAAATTAACTAGAAGACAACTATATCGATCAAACTCCTATTGTAAGGAATAGATCAAGGAAAGATTGGTGAAAACCAAAATCCTGAACGACTACGGGGTGTTTATAGTAATATAAATACTGAAGTTGTCCTCTCATTCAATGAGATGAATACATAGTCTGGACAATGGTAAAATACAATTTTATTTATAGCCATTGATTTAGGAAGAAATTCCTAAACGCCATAATAAAATATGGTCATAAAAGCAACAGGTCGCGCAGATTGTTACGGGTACGATAGTAATGATCAATTATTATTCATGGGAAAAACACTACTCGATAGTGCTTTGACGATGAAATTATCCGCTACGGATATTAAGGGCGGTAAAGGTGCTCAACTTCAATATAAGTATTTCCATTCTGCGGCATTAGATGTTAAAGTTACTGATACCCAATGGAATCTTGAATTTATTGCATTGAACACTGGTAATTCAATTACCACTGGTCAAAATGTTTATTTTGAGGAAACTATTACGTTGGTTGGTGGTGCTGGAACTGTTACCAATACTCCATTAGCCGCAAATGGTGGAGCAACTATTTATGGTTGGATCACCGATATTACTAATGGTAGTGCAACTCAGAATACAACTCAAAATGTTGTGTTTACTGGAAAAAATTTTAGTTTTACCGGTGGAACTGGTACACAAACTGTTTGTGCTAGATATTATATGTTGAACTCTGCCGCAACGGGAGTCACTCTTCCTGCAAATGTAGTTCCTAACGTTTTCAAACTTGTCTTGGAAGCGGAATTAGTATCCTCGGATGTTTCCACCAATGTTATTGGAAATGTTGAAATAGTTATTCCTGAAGCAACTGCGATGGGAGATGTTGCTTTGACATTAAAGGCTGACGGTGTTAGCACTACGCCTTTGAATGTTTCTGCTTTGGCATCTGCTTCTTTGGCTGCTGCTGCCTGTGTCAATACTCCTATCTATGCTCAGATCAATGAAGTTTTAACTGGTGCTCATTGGTATGATGATGTTATTGGTCTTTCGGTTGCAGGTGGAGATTTTGCTATTACTTCTTTAACAAGTCCTAAAACACTATCTGTTTGGGCAATTCCCGGAACGCCGGGGAAGGCTGCATTTAAGCCACCCGTTGCTGATTTAACTTTCACATCTAGTACAACTGGTCATATGACTGTTGGTGCAAACACTGGTATTGTAACTTGGGTTGCTGCTGGTGCTTCGACCATCAATGTTGCAATTACGGCAAAACCGTCTATTACTACGGATGCTGTTGGAACTGCTTCGTAATTAACGAAAATGGAGGAGTTGAAAAACTCCTCCAAATAAATCTAAATGAGGGTTTAATGTTATGATAAATATAATAAAAGAAACAGAGAAAGAAATTGTGGGGGAGTTAGAAGAAGTAAAAAAAGAAGTAAAAAAAGATTTGGGTTTTACACCCGAAAAACAAAATAAGAAATATAAAGTTATATCTATATATCCAGAAGGAAATAGAATAACTCTTATCGATTCCAATGGAAATGGTGCTATGCTTCCTGTTCTCGGTAACGAACATCTTAAACTCAATGACGAAATAGAATTACCCGAATAGGGGTGGGGATTATGACAATAGAAGATATGGAAAAAAGAGTTATGATGTTAGAAGATAGAATGTTAAATATGGATAAAAATGTAACACTTTTTGGCGCATATTTAGATACGTCACGACAGGTTCAGGAAAAATTTTCTCAGACTATGGAAAAAATTTCTGATACTATTACGCAAGTACAGATGACATTGACAAAAATGGAAGATAGACTTACTGGCAACAGTAACGATATTGCTGGAGTTAAAAAAGATGTTGGTGATCTTAAGAAGTCTATAGAGGACGTTGATAATAAGGGAAAATTTGACTTTATAAAATTTATAAGGGATAATGCCATTGGATTTATGTTAGGGGGAGGATTAGCATACATCTTATCGCTTATTATGGATGCGGTAGCAAAAAAGTAATCTTGGAGGATAAATGATATTAGTTATGGAAAATATGAAGGTTATAACAAAAATCAATACTCCTATCCCAGTAAATAAGGTATTTGTAGAATATAATAAAAATACCAATCAATTTGGTGCTTTTGTAAGTTTTGAAAATGATGGAGAATCCGATCATTCTTATGGTGAATCTCCATTAATGGCACTTATAAAACTTGAAATTGAATTAGATAAATTGTGTAAGTATTGATAAAATCCGAATTTTATAAATGGAGTAATAATGGACAAAATAAAACTAGATATTCCAAAACTAGAGGAAGAATCTATCAAATATAATAACAAAGATATTCTGGTAAAGAAATATATCTCTTTCGATGAACAAGTCTCACTCAGTACCAATTATTGTTCTATCTACTTTTTCCCATCTCCCGATATTACCATAAAGGGATTATCTGATTGGAATTACTTTGGAGCAGAATATTTTCTAAGAATGAATATTTTACATACTTGTACAAATATATCTGTTTTTAATGAAGATAATTCTATTATAGATGGAATAGATAATATTTTCTATACAGACTTATGGGATCAAATTGTTAAGAAAATTTCTAATTATAATAATTTTAGATTTTCTTTAGATAGAGTGGTAAAGGATATTGAAGGTCAGATTGCCTATAAGAATTCAATCGGTTTTACAGTTAATGATTTGATAGGTAAACTTTCTTCAACTATTCAGCAATTATCCAAAATTGATTTATCTCCTGAGAATTTGGATAAGTTGAAGGCTACTGCTGATTCTATAACAAAAGATATTGAAAATTCTTCTGTTGGAAAATTGTTCCAAGAATCCAAGAAAAATGGATAAGATTGGAAGACTTCAAAAAACATTGAGAGAAGTATGCCCCGATTGTGGAAAACTCCTTCAACTTAGAGTGATTGAGTTTTCCCAATTGTTAGCAGGAGAAAATGTTGGAAGAGATAAGAAAATTAAGTATTGTCCAAATTGTGAATATTCGGAGGTTATAAAAGAAAATTTAGTCTTGAATAAAGATTTTGAAGAGTAGGTGATATTATGCCTGTAATTAGAAATGATATGGATTTACAAATTGCATTGGCCGCTGTTGTTGAACAAGTTATCAATAATGTGTCTGATAGAGTAATTCAATTGCTTCAGGATGACATAAAAAAATATGCCGTGAATCAAACTTCAGACTGGTACGAACCAACAAACGAGTTTATGAATGCGTTTCATTGGGATGATTTAAAAATTAATTTAAATAATTTTTCTAGAACATTATTTTATGATCCGTCAACTATGGCAACATATAATCCCGATAGGTTTATTCATGGAAGCAATATTGGAAAATGGGGAGATGAAAGACCTTATCTTGAAGAAGTTTTAAATGTGGAAGGATACGTATCTTCGCTCCACTGGAAGCTATCTCACCCCTACTGGGATATTTTTATTTCTCAAGTTATGGATGGAGGATTATTGGATCAATGGTTCAAAATAGAATTTGCTAGTGCTGGATTGAATATTTTATAAAAAAAGGAGATATATATGTTAGATATTGCTACTATTTTAAATTTGGTTGTAACTACTTTTACGAACTTTAGTCAGTTGGCTGGCCTCGCTGCACTAATTTCCAGTGTCGTCAATGTTTTGAAGGTTTTTGGTGTTATAACGGACGGGAACTCCGGCAAGGTATTCGCAGGGCTTGATCTGGTCGCAATTTTAGGATTAGTTGCTGTTCAATTATTTGCACCTTCTGTTGGCGTAAACGTCATAAATGTTGATGCGGGATTGTTTGCAACGGTTGTGCTTTTAGTTTTAGGATATTTGGAATCAATTGGAGTCGGAAAGTTAACTCAAGTTGCTTTCAAATCAATGGGTGTTTTTAAATCCTTCAGTAAGAAAGCATAAGTAGAAATGTATCCATGAAGCCTCTATTGTAAGATATGCTCAAATGTCATGGATGGTTGGTACAGAGTCTCAGAAATGAGACTCTGTACTTTATTAAGGGAAAGGAAATTATATGTATATATGGGCTTTTGATATAAGCATGTCAAGAACGGGAATAAGTATCTTTTCTAATGATGGAACAATTCAATACATTTGTTCTATAGAAACAAAATCTAGTGATAATCACCAGACGAGACTAAAGTTAATTGGAAAAGAATTATTGAAATTGAGAAAGTTATATAAACCAGAAAGAATTGTTTGTGAGGCTGGTTTTACTCGTTTTAACCTATCAACACAATCTATTTATAAATGTCATGGGGTTGTGAATTATTTATTTTCAGATGTGGAACAAATATATTTTGCTCCCATGTCTATAAAGAAAATTGTGGGTGGAAAAGGAAATATGACTAAAGATGAAATTAAGGATGTTATTGTAAATAAATATCCGAATATTAATTTCGATAATCTTGATGAGTCGGATTCTTTTTCTGTTGGATTATGTTATTTTATAAAGAATGGGATTATAAAATGGTAGAATATAAAAAATTTTCAAAAACATCTGGAATTTATTGTATAGAAAATTTAATAGATGGAAAAAAATATATTGGCAAAGCAATTAATTTACAAAAAAGAATAAGAGAACATTTAAATAAATTAAGAATTAATAAAGATGAGAGTTCATATTTACAAAATGCATGGAATAAATATGGCGAAAAAAACTTCATAGCATATACCATAGAAGAATGTAAAAAGGATATTTTAAAAGATAGAGAAATTTTTTATATACAAACTATAAATACTATGCGTCCATTTGGATATAATCTAACGAAGGGTGGAGAAGGCAATGATGGTTGGCAACCATCTGAAGAAACTATAAAGAATATGATTGATAATCATTGGGATAGTTCTGGTCAAAATAATCCAATGTATGGAATTCATTTATTTGCCAACAATCATCCTAGGTTTGGAAAAAAATTAAAAACAGCCGCATCCCGATATTTTGGTTTGGTTCCAATTATAAATGGAAAATATAAATATTGGCAAGCATGGGTACGCGTATATGGAAAAAGAATATATATTGGTCATTTTAAATCTGAAATAATGGCGGCAAAAGTCTACGATAAATATATCGTAGAACATGGTTTACCGAATTTATTGAATTTTCCTGAAGATTATGAGGTGAAATAAAATGAGTAGAACTACTTTTCGTAAAGTGATAACTAGTAAAGAGTCTTGGGAAAAAGTTAATATTAAAAACAAAGAACTAATGAAAAGTTTCCTAAAAGAGAAAAATATTAGAAGTTCAGATGTTACTATAAAAAATTATGAATCGGATTTAACAATATTTTTCACTTATGTTTTAGAACATTTAGAAAATAAATTTTTTGTGGATATAAAGAAAATTGAATTTTCGGATTACTTTGCTTGGACAATGGAGAATTTACAATGGGGAGGGGCAAGATTTTTGAGAATGAGAAGTTGTCTTAGTTCATTATCTCAATTTATTGAGAAATATTATGATGACTTATATCCGCTGTATCGCAACATAATATTAAAATCTATAGAAGGAATGCCAAAAGTTGCAAAAAGGGAAAAAAGTATTCTTTCAAAAGAACAAATGAATGGGCTATTAAATTATCTTTTAGAAGTAAACAAAATTCAAGAGGCTTGTTGGTTGGCTTTAGCAATATCATCTGGTGCTAGATTCAGTGAATTACTTCGATTTACAGTTGATAATATAGATAGAACTCATTTGGCATTTAATGATATTTTTATCGAGAGCCTCAAACCCATAAAGAGTAAAGGCAGAACAAAACAAGGAAAAATGGTTACCAAATATATTATAAAAGATTTGTTTATTCCTTATTATGATAAATGGTTAGATGTTAGAAGTAAGATTTTGTTAGATAATAAAAAAGATCATCAGTTTTTATTTATAAAAAATAATGGTGATCCTGCCGAAGCAGGAACAATTAGAAGTTGGATAAATTCATTTGAAAATTTTTTAAGTGTTCCATTTTATCCTCATTTATGTAGGCATTATGCTACAACTTATCTGAGTAGTATTGGACTTCCATCTGAATTGATAAAAGAACTTTTTGGGTGGGAATCGGTTAGCATGGTCGAAATTTATGACGATCAAACAGCAAAAGATAAATCTTGGAAAGAATTAGATAAGTTAAAAGATGATTTAAAATAAATTTTTATCTCCAAATCGAAAGGAGGGTAAATGACAGACTATACTATACTTTTATCCGCAACCATTGACGCTTCATCGATTCAAGCACAACTTGAATCGGGAGCATCAAAATATTCAATTAACGTTGAAGCAAATTTAGATCAAAGTCAATTTGCCGCACTACAATCTCAAGTTTCAACTATCCAAGATGGAATTAATACACAAGCAAAATCAACAATGATAGTTGATCCTGAAACAAATGCTGCTGCTTTGGATGACTTAAAAATTCAAGCACAAAATGCACAAGATGTAATTCTAAGTCTTTCAAAAACAACTTCTAGTGAAACGTTTGTTAATGGAATACAAACCGCATCATCAGAAACAAAAATATGGACTGATGATTTAGGAAATACTACCAAAGAACTTACTAATGTAAAATATGCTGAAGATGGTGTAGCAACTTCTACAAAAGAAGTTATAACCAATGTTCAAAATTTAGGTCAAGCGAATGAAAGTGTAATAGGTGATTGGTTTGACCAAATGGGTTCTGTTTTACAAAGAACCATCCAATGGAGTGTGGCACTTGCTGCTGTATATGGTACGTTTAGAGCATTTCAAGATGGTATTACATATGTAAGTGACCTAAATAATGCAATGGCTAATACGCAAGCCATTACAGGTCAAACGGCACAACAAGTTCAAACGTTATATACCAATTACCAAAATATGGCGCAACAACTTGGTACAACCACAATGGATATAGCACAAGCTAGTGATATGTGGTTAAGACAAGGTAAATCTGCTCAGGATGCTGGAACTTTAACACAAGCAACCATTATGATGACAAAGTTGGGGGCTACGGATGCAGCAACTGCTGCAAGTAATCTAACTGCTATCATGAATGGTTTTCAGATGTCTGCATCTGATGCAATACCAGTTTTGGATAAAATAGTTACATTAACTAATTCTGCTAAAACAAGTGCTGCTATAACTTTTGAAGATTTATCAACCGCTATGCAATCGAGTGCTTCTATTGCTAACCAGACCGGAGTAAGTTTCGATCAACTAGCATCATATATTGCTACAATAAGTACGGTTACACAAGTAAGCGCAGAAACAACTGGTAATTCCTTATGATTTTGAGGCATTATAGTATAATAAATAATCTATAATGAAAATTATTTCTAATTGACTTGGAAATCCAGAAATGGATGACAAGGGGCAATGATTTTTTTAATCAAGCCTGAACGACTGAGTGAAATAACTTCATTTTATATGAAGATGCGACAGTCTAAACTTCCTTATAATTTTGAAAAGAAGAGGAAGAGAGAAGCCCAAGTGTAAAGACACTTTAGAGAAGAGGCTTCTCCGCTTTGTTTTAAAAAAACAAAGTCATAAAAGTAATAGAATGAAAAACCATGATGTCACGCATGGAAAGTATGAAAGCTGGAAACATTGAAGACGGGGAGTCAATAAACAATGTTGATAAATTATTTAAAGAACATGTTGATGTTCTTGGAACTGTAAATATAGCAACAGGTAATCTTGGGGATGCTATACAAACATTAGGGGAACATTGGGATGAGTTAGACCCAACAACACAAAAACAATTTGAAGGTGCTGTCGCGGGGGTTCGGCAAGTAAATCAGATGGATGCGCTTATGTCGCATTTCTCTCAAACTCTTTCATATCAATCTGCTCAATTAGATGACACGGGTTTAGCAACACAACGTTTTAATGTTATTTTAGGAGATACTGAAACCGCCGCTACTAGATCAAAATCAGCTTGGCAGGATATGTGGGCCGCAACTATTAATAGCGGAGCAATAGAATGGTTTTATAATCTTTCTACTGGGATAGCTGAAGTTATAAAAAATATGGGTGGATTAGCTCCAGTAGTCGGACTTCTCGTAAGTGCTTTTGTTGCATTAAAATCAGCGGCCATAGTTGGAAGTATTACTGATTTAATAAGTATGTTTAAGGGTTTATCTACTTCTGTAACACAGTCAATAGCAAGTATCAATGCGGTATTAATACAAAATTCTGGTACTGCGACCGAAACAGCAATGGAAATATTGGATGCAAATAATGAAGAAGCGATATCTTTTGAAGATTTACAAATAGCCGCTGTATCTGGATTACAAAATATTGATGAAGAATTTGAGGTAACAGCAACTACAGCAAAAATTTCTATGGCTGGAGTTGTTGGAGCATTAGGAACCGTTTTTATTGCCATATCGTCTATTATTGCAGTATATCAAACTTATCAATCACAAATAGTTGCAACACAACAAGCAGGAATGCAAGCAAATACAGATGCTTGGACTAATGTTTTTAATAAAGTAAACCAAGATGGGCCAACGTCTGTCAAAGTTTTACAATCTTTTTCAGATGGAATAAAATCAATACGTGATAATGTTGATGGTCTAAATCCTATAGAAAAATTATTTGTTGATCAACAAGGAATGGTAAATCAAGGATTAGAATCGGCCATTGGTGAATTAAAAAGCACATCATCATCTTGGGACGATTATATTGCAAATGTTGATAAGGCCGCTAAAGCAGCAGGTTATCAAGTAGACGCACAAGGACGACTTTACACAGAAATTGATAGCGATGGAGCAATCGTTAGAAAATATAATGATGATCTTACTAATTTAATTGGTACTCAAAATAATTATAAAAACGGTGCTGCTGATTTAACTAAGACTCAAAGTGGTGTTACTGCTGCAACGCAAGCTGAAACTGATGCCTATCAAGGTTTAGATGCAGCATTAAAAGATTTGGACGCAAGCGAACAAGCAGTTCAAGATACTAAAAAATTAACATTTGATGATGTTCAAAAATTAATTGCTGTCAATAAAGATTATGCAAATTCGGTTGATGCCGTTAATGGAAAATTGGTTGTTAATACCGATGCTCTTAATCAACAAGTAATAGCACAAGCAGAAGCCGCAGTACAAGCCGCTAAAAATGCAAATGCTAGTAAAAATGATATTGATATTTTACAAGCATATGTTGATCAACTGAAAAACGCTGCTGCTGAGACAAAAACATATACCGATAATTTTACACAAATGCTTGATTCAACACACGATGCATTGGGAGCACAATCAACCAGTAGCGGATTTGATAAACTTGCACAATCTCTTGCTGAGATGAATAATGAGTTCAAAACTGGAAAACTAACCGCAGATCAATATTTTCAAGGAATCAACAATGATCTAAAGAACGTAAACTTTGCCCAGATGTTTTCTCAAAACAGCAAAGCCGCTCAAACATTTTTCGCTGGTTTAGTTTTAGATGCAACACAAGCACTTGGTCAAATAAATGCTTCTTTTAATGCAGGGGATATTGATGTTGTAGAATATACAAAATCATTAAC